AATATAAATTTAAAGCTACCTTTAAAATGGGTATAGGCACTTTTGACACCCACCCTATTTACCAATTAAGGTTCAAATACAACCTATACTTTTATAATGATAATTTAAGACTATCGTTACCTATTTACCGATAATTAATAGTTATCGGAATGTTCGCTTAATGTTCCTGTATTCCTTTCATATTACTTATATATTTTATATATATATTATATACGTATAAGATATATCTATTTTTTATGTGTAATTTATATATATATTTTATATAACTAAATACTTCTAGACCATAATACTGTGACATATTTATCACACTTAAGCCTATTTGTGACATATTTGTCACTATGGTTTAGACCATGAGATGGTTAATGGTTGATTCTTCTCTGAATTAATACTTAAAACCTCTGCAGATTTGCCGTATCTCTTAGCGTTTAGCTTACTTGCTGACCATTGAGAACTAGCAACGATTATTTTATATAGGTTTACTAAGTTTTGAGCTGCTTTGGAATCTAATTCACCAGACTCTATTTTAATTTCTAATTCTTTTCTTTTGTCTTCCAGCTCTGAAAGTCTAAGATCAACTGCCAATTCTTTTGCTTTGATATATCTATCCATTAAAACATTATCTTTAATTAAATAGTTTCTAAAAGATTGCCATGTAAAATCTACATCATCTCTACTAAACACTTCTCTAATGGTTAAACCATCAGCAATAAGATTTAAAAGCTTATCAAATAGTTTTTCTGTTAATTTCTTTTTTCTTCCTGCCATAATAATATTTATAGGGTTACTGGCAGAGATAGAAAGGAAAGGGAAAACTCCACCAGTAACAGTTATAACTAATAGACTAAAGCTTAAGGGAGCTAGTAGCCTAGAATTTACTTAACACATTATCTGGTATATTACAAATCAAAAGGCTTTTTTTTAGGCTTAAAACTTCTAGTTGTTAGTGTAATAGGATTTTTCTTTATTTTACCTTTAAAAAGTAAATCATCAATTATAGTTTGGCAAGTGTAAGATCCAAATAATCCATCATTTATAATTAGATACATTTGATCGAAGGATAGCATTCCATTTTCAAAGTCTGATTGGATGTATTTATTAATTTCAATCTTCTCTGCAAGGCTATAGCTATTATTATAACTCTTTTGTAATGGTTTATTATTATAAAGATACTCAGTCATCCTTAAAGCCTTTTAACTTTTTAAATCCTTTATTACTATTGTTATTACTACTATTGTTATTACTCTTATAATGGTACCCAAATTTTACGTAGTCTGATTGCGTAGATTCTGGGTAGTCAGGGTGCGTAGATTTTGGGTAGTCTCTAGGCAGCATCAAACTATATTTGTTGGCACTTGATAACCTGTGGACAACTAAATATCCGTTCTCTGTGAGCTCCTTTTTTGCCTTCTGTAATGTATTGATTGATATGCCTAATTTTAGACATAAATTGGAGTTTCTTAAGTTCCTATAATTAGCCGATAAGCTCTTTATATAACAAAATAAGACTTTTGCGTCATTTGATACCCTATTATCATAAAATAAAGCATTTGGGATCATAACAAACCCCTTTTTAAGTTTATTCATATTCCTTTTTTTCATCCTTGCTAGACCTCCTTATATACCCAAATTTTGTGTAGTCAATAAAGAACATTAAGAGAACAAATTAATTTAAATAATATGCTTTTATTATTTGACATATAGAACAAGAATGATACAAGTAATCATGTTTAAAACAAATCAACAAAGGAAAGAAACAATGCTATCAGCTCACACAGTAGGAAACAAATATAAAGAAGTTCAAGATTTAAGACCTAAAGAAATCGCAAAGATAATTAGAAAGGATTTAAAGAAATTTAAAGATTGTAAATTTTCTATTAAATCTGATTATAATGCAATCAATGTAAAGTTAATTGAATGTACTAATTTAGATCGTTTTGAGATGCATGAATATTATAATCATACTAGCATAAGAATGAATAATGATTTTATGAAAGAAGTTAAAACAATTATGAACCAATATAATTTTGATAATAGCGATACAATGTCGGATTATTTTCATAATAATTTTTTTGCTTTTTTTGATTTAGCAGGTCAATTGGCAAGAGATACAGAGCCAAAATTAATAGAGAAATTAAAAGCAGCTTAAAGACCGAAACACCCTCACAAGGGGTGTCTTAGGGTTAATCCCTAACTGATGAGGTCAGAAACTAAAAGAAAGGTAATAAAATGAAAAAATCAGATGTTTACGACATTATAGAAGAAAAAAAGGTGAATCTTTGGAGATTATACGTAGATGCAGAGGGTAAAGCAGATCCAAGAATGAAAGCTCAGAATGATGGATATTCTTATTCTGGAATGGACTTTATTAAATATGTACCGAATGAAACTGACAAGACTACAGAAGCCTGGAAAAGGGGATATTGGTGGTCATCAGATATGTACTGTATTTATTGGGATGATAAAACTACACTAATGCCACATGAAGCAAGTACATTTATTTTTGGTAGAGCACCAAGAACAGAAACAGGCAAATATGTAAAAAGTGTATTAAAAATAATTAACTCAATTGAGTCTGATGTTCAGGCTTTTGGTACACAAAACCAATTACAGAAAATAGCATAATTAATAAAACTTTAAGGGGTTTTTAATTAAACCCTTTAGAGATTTATTAAATAATAGATCATAACTAAATAAAGAAAGGCAAAACAATGATTAAAACACATATAAGCGACTACAACGACTCTATGTATAGAGTAACTAATTTATATAATCATAAAGGGTTTATACATTGGAATAAAAGCAAAAAATATACTGGTGAAGCTATGTCGAATATTAACCCATTTAATGATTCTTATAAAATATATGATCTAATAGATAAGGAAGGTTTTATTTATTATGAAATTTATAAAATGGGATTATCTAAAGATAAAAAAGAATTAGATAATACAAACGATATATTATTATTAACCACTTACAATAAGGATGACGTTAATAGATATATGAATTAATAAAACCTAAAGGGGTTTATTTATTTAAACCCTTTTAAGATTTATTAAATAATAGATCATAACTAAAAGAAAGGTAAATAATGAATACAAAAATAAAATGGTTTAATGAGGATTACGATTTAGGTTGTGATGTTTCAAAGCTTGAGGAATTAGGATTTACAAATTCTTCATGGAAGGATGATATTGCACCCTCTTATTCAAATGATAAAATGCAAATATATTTTTTAAATAGAAATAAATTTGATGAGCATAAGGGTAGATCTAAATTTAGTGTAAATAAAATACTAGATAATGAAAATATAGAAACTATTTATGAAACTGATTATTTTTATAAAGTTTTGCAATTAGCAGAAGAAGGGAAACAATGAAAAAAGCAATATATTACGTTCTAGGGTTCGCATTTTCTGTAATGGTATTTGTAACCTTAATAATGATGATGTTACACCAATGGGCAACTTATGGGGGAATCTAAATAATGAAATATTATATTAAATATAAATATTGGAATACAAAAACAGACAAAATAGAAATTATTAAACATGAGTTTGAAAGGTCTTTTAATGATTTAAAGGATTTATTTGATTTCATAGATGATTTTAAATCTTCTAATTGTATTTATAGAGATCAAATAATAGAAATTGATAAGATATAAACATGAAAGCAATATTAAAAAAACTGTTTAAATTAATCAAAGAATGTTTAGGCATAGAAAGAGAAAGGGATAATGATGAAAATAATTAATAGAGGGTTAACTGTTGACATAGTAACCAATGAAATAGAAGTAATAGATAGAATGTTAATAATGTTTCATAAGGCTATGGACAATGCAACCAATCCACAATTCAAAGAGCTCTGGAGTAAAAAATATGAAAAAGCAAAAGATTACAAAAACAAAAACACTTATTAAGTTAATGGAGGAAACATTGGTTAATGTTTTAATAGGTTCTGAAGCTATAAATGGGGTTACCTATAACAAGTATAAGAACTTTAAAAAAGAGGGGAAAAAATGCTTGAAGCAATCATCATTATTGAATTAACATTAATAATATTTTACCACTTAACTAATTAATATGGATATTTCATTATTAAAAATAACAAAGATGAAAAAATTTGTTAAATGGATGGAAGTAAGAAACGTTCATATAGGGTTATGGGATATATATAATCCTTTAGGTAAAATATATCAAGGTTTAGAACGTAGGCAAAAAATAGCAAGTGAAAGAGATAGCTTTGTGAGTAAAAGAAGGAAAACCAGAAAGAGTTGGTCAAATGCTTTTACAAGATATGGTCGATTAGAAAAAACTCTTGATGTTTATGGCTTTGTACTTAGGAGATTAAAAAAATAACCAAAAAGGATAAAAATGAATAATATTAAAAATTGGAGTTTACTTAATAATAAGGATAAAAAATATTGGATTAATATTTATTCTAAATTAAATAAAAACGATTTTATTCCAAAAGAATATATGAGACCATTGAAAGGTATTAAAAATCTTATAGATCATCAAATAAAAACAGGTAAAACATTATTTGAAAATGGAAATGGGATTACAAAAGATTTTTTTTAATATGAATAAAAGCTGTTCAGAATGTAAAAAAATAAAAGATGTTAAATATTTTTTTTGGAGAAAAGATACTCAAAATTATAGAGCAACCTGTAAAGAATGTTGCTTTAAAAGATCAAAGAAATATTACAAGAAACATAAAAAAAGTTTATTAATTTGGCATAAAGAATACCGTTTAGAAAATAGAGATAAAATTAATAAAGAACTAAAAGAACATTATTATAAAAATAATGGTGCTGAAAAAAGAAGGTTATGGAGAATTAAAAACCCATTAAGAGATAGAAAAACTGCTAAAAGATGGAGATTGAACAATCCTGAAAAACTTAAAGAAATACATAAAAAAAAATGGCAAAATATTTTAAACAACCCTGTATTACATAGGGAGATATTAGATAAGAAAAAGATAAGAAACTCAACTTTAAAAGCAAAATTAAAAAATAGAAAATCATTTAGAAAACATTTTCTAGCAAATAGAGAATATTATAAAAAAAAGAATAAAGATCATTATCTTGATAATAAATTATATTATAATTTAAAATCTATGCACAGAAGAAAGCATATTTTAATTAGAATCCCTAAATGGGCTAATTTAGAAAAAATTAGAGAGATATATAAAAAGAGTAAAAAGGGTTATCATGTTGACCACATTATACCGCTTCAAGGTAAAAATGTTTCAGGACTCCATGTAGAAAATAATTTAAGAATTATAAAGGCTACAAGTAATTTAAGTAAAGGTAATAAATTTCCATACAATGGAATATCAATATGAATAAAACCAATATATATGGAGATTATAAAATCTGTATTAAATGCAAGAATCCTTCAGATGTAGTAGAGGGATCAAAAAATTATTGCGTTGAATGTTGGTATGTTCATGTTAATGGCAAGAGCATTAAGGAGGTGGAAAAGCAAATAGAAGAAGAAGAAAGGTTTATTAAAAAAAAATGAAATACTTAATAATATTTATATTCCTATCAGGTTGCTTTCTAAGCGATTACGATTTTAACCCTACAACTACGATATTAAAACAACTAATAAAAAAAGGAGATAAGAATGATAAAAGTTAAATTAGATCCGTTTGAAGTGCAATTAGCCTTTGAGAACTCAACTAAAAGGTACATAGAGAACTTGAAGCAAGGTAAAGGGTTTTCTTATGGCTACACAGGTGGCTTTGAAAGACAAATAACAGATGGAGTTATTGGAAGCTTAGGAGAAGTAGCTTTTGCAAAGGCAACTAATACTTATTTCAATAGCTCTTATTCTGATTCCTTTTCAAGATATACAGATACCGATTTTCAGAATCATATAGAGATAGATCACAAAAAAGAAGATCCTATTTTTTATTGAT